CGAGATCGCCAGCAGCGATCAGGTGAACTTCCTCAGCGACCAGACCGTGATTCGCGCGGTGGCCAGGGTTGCAATCGCGCATCCGAACCTGGGCACCTCGACCGTCGCCGGTCCGGTCATCGGCCTCGTCGGTGCGTGAGCCTGACGGCTTGACGTGATGTGCAAACTGGGCGGGCCGCTCCACAACGGGGCGGCCCGCTCTCTTTTTGCGAGGTCTGCATGATCGTCAAGGTTGGGGGCACTGAGGCCGACATCCGCGTGGAGGCCATCCTGTCGATGCCGAGGCTGTCGTTCACGGCCAACCACTTCGCATGGGCTCAAGCACTCATGCCGCTGGGGATTCGCCCCACGATGGGCACTGGTGCGTTCTGGAGCCAGGTGAACACCCGCGTGATGGAAAAATTCATAGACACCGCAGAGTTCCTTCTTCTGATTGATTACGACACATTTTTCTGTCGTGAAGACGTGGAGCACCTCTTCGCGATGGCAATGACGTTTCAGTGTGACGCCCTGACGGGATTGCAGACGAAGCGGGAAGACGGCCGCCCGATGCTCACGCTGCCCGGCACGCTCGACAACCCGCCCGAGGACGGGAAGACGAGCCTGCCGATGTCGTGGTTCTCCGAGCCGGTGCAGGAGGTGGACACGGCCCACTTCGGGCTGACGGTCATCAGCACGGCCGCCCTGAAGCGGTGCAGGAAACCCTGGTTCTGGTCGAAGCCCGGCCCTGACAACTCATGGAACGAGGGCCGGGTGGATGACGACATTTGGTTTTGGCGGAACTGGCGGGAGAGCGGAAACCGTGTCTTCGTCTCGCCGCGCGTCGTCCTGGGCCACGGCGAGTATGTCGTGACGTGGCCGGGGCAGAACCTCGGCAAGCCCGTGTTTCAGTGGACCACAGAATTCACCAGCACCAACAAACGGCCCGAAACTGCATGGAGCGTGCCCCAATGAAGAAACTAAGGATGCTGCGATCGTTCCGCTCCTACCGCCCCGGCCAGGTCGTGGAGATCCCCGGCGGCTTGGCGGCGGAACTGATCGCCAAGCGGTTCGCGGTGGAGGACCGGCAGCAGGAGTTGATCGAGACGGCCGCCGTCGAGCACGACGTGGAGACGGCCGACGCCACGCCCAAGCGGAGACGCAAGAAGTGAAGTACCGCAGCCTCAGCCGCCAGACGCCCCCCGCCGTGGAGCCCGTGACGCTCTCCGAGGCGAAGTCGCATTGCCGCATCGACGGCAACGCCGATGACGCCTATGTGGCCTCGCTCATCACGGCCGCCCGCGAGTGGTGCGAGCAGTACCTCGACCGCACGCTCGTCTACACGCAGTGGGTGATGAGGTTCGACCGATTCCCACCAGACGGCACGATGGACATCGAGCTCCCCCGCCCGCCAATGGCGACCGCTGGCACAGCCACGGCCGTCGCCTTGACGTTCACCTTCCAGACGGGCGAGACGGCCACCTACTCGTCGGCGAGTTACCGCGTGGACCGGCACAGCACGCCGGGGGCCGTGAAGGCGTTGTACGGCCAGACGTGGCCCCCGCACCTCCAAGACGACAACGCGATCAGCGTGACGTGGTGGGCTGGCTACGGGTCGAGCGGCACCGACGTGCCCGCCGCGATCCGGCACGCCATGCTGATGCTCGTGGGCTTCTGGTACGACAACCGCAGCACGGTGCTCGTGGGCTCGATCTCCAAAGAATTGGAGTTCGCCGTGTCGTCCCTGCTCGACTCGCAGAAGTGGGGCTCCTACCGATGATCGACGCCGGGAAGCTCCGCGACCGCGTTACCGTCCAGATTGCCAGCGGCACGACCAATGCCCTGGGCGAGACGGTGCTGGCGTGGAGCAACTCCACGAGCGTCTGGGCGAGCGTGGACGGCGTGAGTGCCCGCGAGGCTCTCCTGGCCGGGCAGAATCAGGTCTCCATGAGCCACCGCGTGCGGATGCGTTACCTGCCGGGCCTGACGCAAAACATGCGGCTGTCGTGGGGGGGCCGTGTTCTGGAGATCGTCAGCCTGCTCGAACACAACAACCGCAGCGAACACGAGATCATCTGCCAGGAGAACGTCGGCTAATGGCCGTCGCCGGGATCAAACTCGAGCTCGACTCCAAGGAAATCGCGGGCCTTCGCGATTCGCTGCGGAATCTGTTTGCCCCGAAGGAAGTGGCCCCGATCCTGGGCGAGGCTTTGGAGAAGGCGATCTGGCCCGCCTTCCTGCGGCTCCGCGAGGTGACGCCGTTCGGCGTGACGGGCAACCTGCGCCGGGCAGTGAATCACAAGGTCAAGACCTACCCCCGCAACGGCGGCGCGGTGGGTCTCATTGGCTACAACCGATCCGGCAAGGGCGAAGCCCAAGAGATCACGGCGGGCGGCGTGCAGCTGGGGCCAGACCGGGCCTTCCACCAGTGGTGGCTGGAGTTTGGCACGAAGCGCCGTGTCGTCAGGAAGGTGGCCAACAAGCCCTACACGCGCACCAGCAAGCTCGGGAAGGTTCACCAGGTCAGCGGGCAGAACTCGGTGATCGCGTCGAGCCAGGCCAGCTACGGCCCGTTCCGTATCTTCAAGCGGCAGGACGGCGGCCTCGCTACAGATCCGCAGTATCCCAAGGCCTTCTTTAAGAAGGCGAAGAAGGGGCAGGAGTTGGTGATCGACCCCAGCCCGCGTGGCGGCATCGACGGACAGCCGCCGGTCAAGACGGCGTGGGAGCAGTCGCAGAGCAAGGTCGCCTTCATCCTCCAGCAGGAACTTCGGATTTCGCTGGAGCGGGCCTTGTCGTCGCTGAACTACAGCGGCACGGGCACAGTGAGCGGCACGCCGTAACTGCAAGCAGAGGCGGGCTCGCTGGCACGATGGGGGGCATGTCGTTCAAATCCCCCGAGTCTGTGGCGCGGTCGGCCCTGGTAGCAAACACAGCCGTGGCTGCCGTGATCGGCACGCGCGTGTTCCCGGTGCTGGCCCCAGCAACGGCCGCCCTGCCGTTCGCCACCTATCGCCGGTCGGGCGTCATTCGAGCGCACACGCTATCCGGCCCGATGGGCGTGCCCACGGTGAACATGACGCTTGATCTCTACGCCGAGACCTATGAGGCCGTGCGAGACCTTGCTGACAAGTGCCGCAAGGTTCTGGATGGGTACGGCGGCACCATGAACAATGTGGAAGTGAAGAACGTCAGTCTCCAAAACGAGGCGGACGGATTCGTCCAGTTGGCCGGTGGCGACCTTCCGCCGGTGTATTCCGTTTCACAAACCTACGCAATCCTCTGGCAGGAGACTTAGAGCATGGCCGCAACGCCGCATGATGGATCGGGCACAACGTTCTCGTTCGCTGGTAACGCGTTCACCGTCACGAGCATCGTCGTGAGCAACACGGATCCGTCCGCCGATGACACCATTGACGTGTCGCACTTGGGCCTCACCACCGGCAATGCCATCAGCACCATCCAGCGCCCGCTCAAAGGCTCGGCGACCGACACGGGCCGAGAGGTTGTTGTGGACTACCTCGGCACGAGCATCATCGCTGATGCCAGCACCGGCACGCTGGTGCTGACGGTTGGCGGCAGTGCCTTGATTACCAAGGCGGCCACCGTGTCGTCCTCGACGCTGACGCTTGCTACGAATGATGCCGTCCGTGGTCAGGTTACGTTCCGGGTTGCCCGCTAGTCCGTGACGGAGGCCCGTCATGGCAACCGAGTGCGCGGGCGTTACGGCTTCGTGGAACTCCACGAACTTCGGCGAGGTCGTGGAGATCAAGGTCAACGCGGGCGGCAGCCTGCCGCTCGCGCGGGCCAGCACATGGACGTTTGACGCAGGCACTATAGATATTTCGTGCCTGAGCACTGCCAACGTCTCGCTGGCCCAATACGGCAAGAAGGCCACGCTCGCCATCACGGGTGGTGGGCTGACCTTCTCCACGAAAGCCGTCTGCGAGCGGGTGCAACTCTCGGGCCGAGTAAACGACATCGCACGGTATGCGGTGACGTTCAGAATCACGCCCGAATGAGGACACACGCATGGCACTGACGGCAGAACAGATCCTGGCAGCAAACGACGCATCGCTCCTCGAAGTAAAGGTCAAGGAGTGGGGCGGCAGCGTTTTCGT